AATGAAAGCATCAGCATACTGGGCCGAGTCGCTTGCTCGAACGAAGCGTCTGCCGGACTTCGACAAGTGGTTGAACCCGCCGAAGCCAGCTCGGGTTCTGAAGGGCAAGGAAGCAGAGAAGAGACTGCAAGAACACAACGACGACGTTGCGATGATCGAAGGACTGATGGCAGCGAAGAAGAAGAACGAAGAAGGACTGACTAATGGGTAAGCCGATTGGAGAAGTAGAAGTACGACTCCGAGCTGACATCTCGAAGCTGGAAGCCGATCTGCGGAAGGCCGAAGGCAAGACGAAGACAGCCAGCGCGAAGATGTCGAAGTCCTTCAACAAGATGACGAAGAGCGTGTTGAAGTTTGCGGCGGCTGCGGTTGGTATCGCTGCCGTCTCCCGAGTGATGAAGTCGCTTGTCCAGAACGCAGCCGACGACGAAGCTGCGACAACGCGACTAGCAGCCGCAATGAAGAGTGCAGGCGTTCACTCCGACGAGTTGGTTGAGAAGCTGTCCGCACAGGCGAAAGCTCACGATCTTGTCTCCGCTGCATCCGAGACGGAACTCGTCAACGCCCAAGCGTACCTGTTGAACATGGGCGTGACAGCGGACATGATGGACACTGCGTTGCTTGCAACGACGAACCTCGCCGCCGGGTTGGGCTGGGATCTCAGTCAAGCCACGCTGAACGTAGGCAAGACGTTTGGTGGATTCGCAGGTGAATTGTCGGAGGTCATCCCAGCACTCAAAGGGATGAGCGTTTCAGCGTTCCAAGCCGGTGGCGCTCTCAAAATCATCAACGAGAAGTTTGGTGGTCAGGCACTTGAGAAGATCTCAACCTTTCAAGGGAAGGTTGGCGAGATTGGTGATGCATGGGAGGTGTTTGCAGCTTCCGTTGGCAATTCGATCACGAAGAACGAAGACGCGCTGAAGTCTATAGATCAGCTCAACAAAGAGTTGCGAGACGAACGAAACATCGAGTCAATGGCTGCGTTGGCTAGAGGGATGATGAACGTCGCAGTGATGGCTGCCGATGCGTTTGGGTCTGCATCACTGAGCGTTGCCGAGTTCAGACTGAAACTTCTGGAACTCGAAGAGACAACGAGTGAGGGGAACGATTCATTTTCGTTTGCAGCGATGATGGGTCCATTCAATTCAGACGGTTGGGCTGGCAACATCTCAAACGTCGCTTGGTCTTGGGGTGAAGTCCTTGATGTGTTGGGCTTCGACAAAGCCAGTTCAGAGTTGATTGTCAGTATGGACGAGGCAGGCATCGAAGCGAAGAGAGCAGCCGAAGAACAGGCTGCCGCGTTGGCTTCGATATACAGCTCATTCATATCACCAACCGCTGCACCCGAAAAGAGTGGCGGTTCTAATCTCACAGAGCAACAGCTCAAGGCCAACAAAGACTTCCTCGATAAGCTGCTTGCAGACAAACACAACTACGACGAGAACTATCTAGCGTCAAACGATCTTCGCGTTGAGCGAGAGATGGCAGCGATGGGCCGTTTGAAGTTGAGCAGTGAAGAGATCGCTCAAGCCACACGGCTGATCGAACAGAACTCGGCAGACCGCATCACCGCGATTGAACTAGAGACAGCAGAAGCAACGAAAGAGATCCGGCTACGATCCCGCGACACCTACCTCAACGCAACAGGTCAAGAGATCCTCGCGATACAAGAACGCCGAGACAGAGAGATCGCAGCATTCACAGAGATGGAAGAGAAGGGCGGCGACTGGAGTCAACAGAAGATCGAAGCCGCTGCGATTGCTCAAGCCGAGATTGCAGATCTTCAAGCATCCGAGATGGAAGAGTGGAACAGACTGTTCGAGTTCATGGAGGACGGCTTCAACGGAGCACTGGCGTCGATGCTTCTCGATGGCGAGTTCACATTCAAAGCACTCGCCGATTCATTCCTTCGCGAGTTTCTAAAGATTGGGATTGCGAAAACCACTGCTGGAATCTTTAGCAGTCTCGGCAGTTTGTTTCCTAGTGGTGGTGGTGGCAGCGTTCCCGGTCTTGAAGGCATTGATACGAACTTCAGCGGCGTAACATTCGCTGGAGGGTTTTTACCGAAAGCCAATGGCGGCCCGGTTGGTGGTGGTCCCATCCTCGTAGGGGAGCGTGGCCCGGAAGCATTTTTACCGGGAGTCTCAGGATTCGTCGCCAACAACCAAACACTAAATAAGATGGGTGGAGGTGGAGGCAGTCAAGTATCGGTGACGGTCATCAACAACACTGGACAAGAGACATCGACAACAGAGCGAGACGGTCCCAACGGAGATCGAGAGATCGAAGTGATGGTCGGCAAAGCAATCAGCAAGAACATCAGCCGAGGTGGTGACGTGGATCAAGCGATTCGCAACAGCTACGGCATCAACCGCATGGGGAGGCATGGACTCTAATGCCATTGAGCTGGCCCGGATCACTACCCGGAGCGCCGCAGTACGGTTGGAGCGAGACGCCTGTCGAGTCTATCGTCCGAACCGAGACTGATGCAGGACCGGCGAAGACGCGAAGACGCTTCTCGTCATCGCCTTCAAACTTCTCGTTTCAATTCTCGATGACTACAGCGCAAGCGACTACGCTGATGGACTTCTATTCAAACAACACCGGGTCAGGTGGGACTGCTGGTGGTGCGATGACGTTCGACACGCTCACGCATCCTCGAACCGGGCTGAGTGTAGGAGCTTCGACAACGACAAACGGTTGGCGCTTCCTCGGTCCTCCGGTCATCACGCAGGATGCGTTTGAACACTTCAGAGTATCAGTCAGTCTTGAGTTGCTCGGATGAGCCGGAACGTATCTTCAACCGCTCGTCAGGCGATGTACGAACAAAGCACCGATGAGGTGTTCGTCATCCTGTTGGAGATCAGCAACGAGATCACACCATCCGAACCGATCCGAACCGCGATGGACTCGATCAATCTCGACTCGAAGCTGACCGTTGACGACGTGGAAACGCACTCGGTTGCGGTGACGTTCGTCGGCGGATTTTTCAGTATCGAGCTTCCAGAGGAAGCAGGCGAGAACGTGTCGAGTGTTCGTCTGTCCATCGACAACGTAGACAGAGAGATCGTTGCCTCGATCCGAAGAGCTTCGACACCTCCAGAGGTCAGGATGTGGATCGTCCTCCGAAGCTCGCCTGATGTCGTCGAGTCGGGACCGTATTACTTCACGCTAGAATCTGCTTCCTATACAGCGTCGATGGTCACGGGTGAACTCACATTCGAGGACGTAACAAATCGACGCTACCCTAAGGACGAGTTCACGCCGCATCTTGTGCCGGGTCTGTTCTGATGGCTTGGTCGAACGCTTACATCGGCATTCCCTACGAGGTCAACGGCAGAGATATGAACGCACTCGACTGCTGGGGTTTGGTTCGTCAGGTGTATCAGCGTGAGCTTGGCGTCGAGCTGCCTTCATATTCTGGATATGAATCGAGCCTCGACGGTGACGCCTTCGCTGCGGCATTCGATCAAGAGAGCGCGGCATGGAATACTGTTTCGACGTCTCAAGAGTACGATGTAGCTTGGTGTCGGATTGTAGGAATAGAATGTCATTGCGGGATCATTCTCGGCAATGGAAAGATGCTTCACGCGATGCAAGGTCAGGATGTCTGCATCGTGTCCACATCGACACCAGCTTGGCAGCGAAGGATCTTGAGATGCTACCGGCGACAATAGATGTTCAGACGGCAAGCAATCCCTTCGAGGGGCATCGCGTTCATTCGTATGCGTTGGAAGGTGACACGCTAGAGACGATCATTCTGGCGCAAGGACTTCATCTCGATGGTGCCTACATGGTCAACGCAGTCATCAATGGCGAGATGGTCCCCGCTAATATGTTCTCGCGAGTCAGACCGAAGGCTGGAACGCTCGTCATTCTGCGCGTGATTCCTCGCGGTGGTGGCCCCGGCAAGGGCATTCTTGGCATCATGATGGGCATCATGATCGTCGTCGCTACATGGGGAGCGGCTGCGCCTGTCATGATCGCAGGATTGGCATCGGGACTAACTTCAATCTATTCCGGCGTGATGTCCATCGTTGCACCACCTCCAACCGTTCCGTTTAATGGCGTCGTCTCGCAGAGTCAGGACTCACCCGCGTTGACGGGAACAGGCAACTCGGCTCGACTCTACGGTCCAATTAGAACGGTGCTCGGTCAATACCGCGTATATCCCGATCTGCTTGGCAAGCCGTTCATCGAGACAGTCGGGAAGGATTCGATTCTTCGGATGCTTCTTTGCTTTGGATATGGGCCGATGGACATCACCGACATTCGTATCGGCGAGACGCCTATCGAAAACCTCATCCCTGCGTCTGATCGCAAAGTTCATTATGGATGGGACGACGACGATGATCTGTCGATCTTCCGCGACGAGGTGGACTTCAACGGAACAGTAAGACCAGACATGCCGAAGGACGATCCTGCTCCGGGTGAACTGAATGTCGCTGAATTGACAACTGGAGCCGGTCCCGAAGAGATCTCGTTAGACATCATGTTTCCGGGTGGGCTCATCGCATTCAAGGACAACGGGAAACCCTCGCCGGTTACAGTTCGATTCCAGATACGAGAACGAGAGCAAGGTGGAACGATATGGACACTCGTTGGCGATCCGACGCATGGAGTTGACTACGACACCGACACTGATACGGGTGTCACTAAAGTGTCTGACGGCATATTCGACATCAAGCTCGCAGAGCGCGGCACGATAACGCGAGGATTCCGGTGGAATGTTCCAGCGGGCAGCACTGCTGGTGTCGTTCACGAAGTTCAAGTGACGAGAGTCTCAACCACGTTCACGGTTGATAATGAGGAATCTGTCTACTCTGATGCTCAGATCACCGGCATCCGAACAATCAGACCTCACATCGCATCGAAGATCAAGAATCTCGCTAAGATCGAGTTGAGGATCAACGCAAGCGAAACTGGTTTGAGTGGTGTGATCGACAACATCTCCGCAATCTGCACTTCGATTGCTCCGAAGTTTGACGGCTTGACGCAATCATGGGGACCGGCGAAGGCTTCATCTGCGGCGTACAACGCATCAATGTTTCCGACGCGCAACGCTGCTTGGTTGTTTGCTCAGGTTCTTCGTGGTCCGGCAAACTCTCGCCCTGTCGAAGACTCAAGGATTGACGGGCCGGGTATCGCTGCATGGGCTGGCAACTTGGAGGGAACAGGAGACGAGCCGATCAGCGGAACTCTTGGAGTAGATCGCAATCTCGACGCTGTTGTTGATTACAAGACGACGACGCGGAAGCTACTGGCCGACATTGCCGGAGCTGGTCGCGCTGCTCTGAACATCGTTGACGGCAAGTACAGCGTCGTTCAAGACATCCCAACGGATCAAGTCATTCAGCACTTCTCGCCGCGCAACTCTCGCAACTTCTCTGGCTCGAAGTCATTCAGAAAACGACCGCACGCGCTTCGCACTCACTTCGTCAACCCGCAGCCCGACTCACCAACCGGAGCGAAGTCGTATCAGAAAGACGAGATGATTGTCTATGATGATGGATACAGCGAGTTTGGCAATCCAGCAGTAGCACTTGAGTTTCGTGGCTCGACAACTCCGACATCTATCATTGAAGGCAGCACCGCTGGTGCTGCGGGTGCTTGGACAGTTCCGGGTGGAATCACTCAACAATTGGATGGCTACCAAGGCTACGCGATGAGGCATACCGTCACGAGCGCAGATCCTTACTTCTACAATTGGACTGGTAATGATCTGGGTGTGGACACAACTGGCGAAAAGCCACCTGTGTATGTACGCATGAGATTGCGGCGAGTCACGAATGGTGATGCGCCGTGGGTGGGGGATCTTTTTTGGGGAACAGGTGCATTAAGTTTTGCAGGTTCGAGGCGGACATCGCAAACCACTGAGCCAGATTGGACAAAGGGCTGGGTGACAGTAGTCTGGGATCTGACAACACCTACGTTCGGCACATGGATTGGCAACGCGGACATAAACAAGATTCGTTTTGATCTGGTCCAAGGCGGCACATCGTTCGGCAGCGTCTTCGACATCGAGTCCATCACCATTGATGACGGCACGCAAGCCGCAACTGAGTTTGGCGAGTTGTCTCTGTGGGGTGTAGCTGACGCACGTCAAGCGTATCGCGATGGT